TGAACTGATACATCCAAGGCACGAACCCACCCTTGAGCATCCGGGATATGGTCAGAAGAAGGATTGTCCCGATAGTGCCGGGCATCGGCAACCCAACCATCTGGCCTTCTACGATCCGGGAACGAGTCATCGAGCTGCTCGCGTAACTGGATGCCTGCTTTGCACAGTCTAGGAGAGGAGGAGCTTGGCATCGTCCTCAGAGATTCCTAGCTTGGCAAGCAACTCAGCCTTCTTGGCAGCCTTCTCAGCCTCAGCTGCTACACGCTCAGCCTCAGCCGCCTCGAACGCGACTCGATCCGCCTCGCGCTGCGCAAGTTCTTCTTCGGTCAATTCGACTTCCTCAACCACACCGGTTGAGCAATCTACGACTAGTTTGGTGGTCATGTGTCTCCTTATGATTTGGATATGCCGTAAAGCGTAGCGGTTGAATACTGAGCAAAATTTCCGGTTTCTGGAACTATCCTAATTCTTGTGATTGCTGCGGTGTTTGACCATAAACCAGCAAATAAAACCTGCTGTGCTGTAGTGCCGTTGTTTTCTGTAACTGAATCCGCACTAAATGATTTGTTTGCGCTTGCTGTGTAATTAGGAAAATAAAAAGTAGTATTGCTGAAAGTTGATGCGGTAGCGCCAGAAGGGTTGTAAAAACCAATTAGATAATTGTCGGTGCGGCTACTTGAACTCGCCGTAGAACCATTAGCCGTAAGCCTTCGGGACGAAAAGTTAGAAGCAGATCCATTGATCTCGATTCTGCCGAAATCGATATTATCCACAGCGCGTAAAGAATAATGGAACACTATGTCCGTGTAATCGGCTGGAATGTTCTGAAAATCAATATCAGCGGAGCCACCGGCAGCCGTAACCGTAACGCTGGCAATTTTCTTATATGTGACCGGCATGGCTACTCCGCTTTGATTCCGTAGAGGGTGAAGGTGGAACCTGAGAGAATTTGAGTTCCGTTTGATGGAGCGAGTGTTATAGATGTGATTGCCGAACTGCTGCGATATAAACCAACCGTGGCAAGAACTGTGCCGTTAGCGTCGTTTCCACGAATCAAAACGGTTTTATTTGTAGTCGTGTTCGAATAATTTTGTAAAGCGACGGTTGCTAACGAGAAAACACCCGAAGCCGCATTGTTGCCTGAGATGCCTTCAAAATCTATGTTTGGAGCATTACTGCGACCTGCCGAAGATGCGCTGCTTCCGTTTCCAAGAAGTCGAGTGCGTGAGTAATTGTTAGCAGTATCGCCGTTGAAAGTCATTAGATAAGTGTCGGTATTAGCAGCGTTATTACTTCGACCGGAAGCAACCAAAACGAGGTCGGTGAAACTGCCGCTAATTGTGGAGAAAGTTACGCTGGCTTGATTGCTTCCGAGCGTAGTCGTGGCAATATTCTCATAAGTCGCGGTCATGATCAGCCTTTGATTCCGTAGAGGGCAAACCTGCTATTTGTGCCAAAATTATCGGAGTTGGCAGTAATCGTAATTGATGTGATTGCCGAAGTGCTACGCCATAAGCCTGAGGAAAAAAAGGCTACTCCTGAACCGTTTTGATCTTGTCCACCCAATGCTCGAACAGTCTTGAATTTGTTTGTATTGTCATAATCGAGAATATCGACAACATGAACCGCGTGCGTGTTTGCTTGGCTTGATGTGACGAGTGAGCCGTAAAGATTGAGCCGTGTTTGGTTGGTGTCTGCTCCGGCAATGACAGATGATCCGTCTCCATAAAGGTAATGATTGGCATACACGGAAGTCGAATCGCTGTTGAAATTCAACCAAACGAAAGAACCGTTGAGCGTTGATTTGGACAACCAACGAATTTGGAGGTGCTGATAGTCGCTTGGGATTGACGAAAATGTGATAACCGCGCTCGATCCTGTTCCCGATGCGCTGGCAATCGACTCGAAATCGCCTAACGGTGCAACATCACCATAAACGCCAGCAAGAATGGCTCCAATCATTAGGCAATAGCTCCCACGACTCGCCAAGTGTTTGCGGCGGTCTTGATGCAGGTGGCTGCCTTATGTTGGGTCAAGGTTGGGGATGCGCTGGTTGCTCCGGCTGATGTGATGGTCGTGGTTCCCGGTGTGACTGCGTTGATGGTTAGAAGGCCAGCCCCGGTGTTGATGATGGTGACCGCTGTGCCAATGCCGAAGTTGGTGGTTGCATCCGTTGGGATGCTCACGGTCTTGGTTGAAGCATTGGAGGTCAGGATGAGGACTTGGTACTGATCGGAAGCCGCCAGCGTGTAGGTCGCGCCCGACTGGGTGTTGATGGTGAACTGCACCAGCTCATTGAATATCGGCGCAGTCAAAACATCGCCGGTGCTTACGGGCATTCCTGTAGCCATCTGGATCTCCTAAAAGTTACTTACGCCGATTATACCGTACTGAGCATTGCCAATGATGAACCCGGTGATGAGTGGATCGCCGGTTGTAAAAGTCGTATTCCAAGTGCGTGGAGTTATCTGGTGGTTCACGCCGAAGATCTGCAAGGTCTTGGTGAGGGTCGAGCCACCGGGCTGAATGTTGCTGACTTCGACAGTTGAGAAGAAGTCCAGCCCAAGGGCGGCCACAATCCCGGCTGAATAGTTAGGGGTGGTCAGGTCAAGGGTCATGGAGTCAATGCGGATGTCTGTGGTTTTGCGGCTGGCCACATAGGCCTTAGCAAGGTCAAGAGTGTCAGCATCGCTCTGGTGAAGAAGCTCTTGCCGGGTAATGGCGTGTGGGAAGTAGGTGTCAATGCTGGTCTGGTCGGACACGGTCTGCATCGTGCCACCGACTCGCTGGAAGTTGGCCACATTGAATATGAGCTTGTCATCGAAGGAGAATTTGAGATCCTTGTAAGGAATGCCTGTGGTCTGGTTGAACACCGTGGGAGCTTGCCCAAGGGTATCGATGGCATCGGTGCGCTCTCGGAAGATGACCTTGCCATCAGCCGACATATAGACAGCACCGAACTCTGTGAACTCAACATCCTGCAGGGCTTGAAGGACTGACCGCACCCCACCCGGGTCTGCTTGGACAGTTATATCGCCGGTGTCTATCTGTCGCTGACTGGCTGGGAAGTCGATGGTATTCAATATGTCGTTGATGCGGTTGCCGGTTGTCTCGCCAGCCGTGGCCCCGGTAACGGTCGAGATGGCTGACTTGTTGAACAGGGTAAAGGCATCGGTGGCTTGAATATCGATAAAGCCAATTTCTTCATTCTTGGGGTAGGTGTAGTTGTAGGAGGTCGTATAACCGGCAAATAGGGGGTAGTCCACCCCAAGATGCTCGCCAACGATTCTGAGCTTCCTGAGGGGCTGTAGGAGCCCAAAATAGGGGCTTGCAGGGTTCTGTGGGTTCCAGTCACCATTAGGGTCAAGCACACGGATGGTGCACAACCCGGGATTGAATCGGTCTTGGGTAAGGTCACGCCCACGCCGGATGTTGATGGCTGTGGTTTCATTCGTGAGATCAACGACTTGGCTACCAGTACCACCAGCACCCATGGTGCTGATCCCAATTTGGCTAATGCCAATCTGGAAGGGTGGGTCAAAGTTAGGCCCTGATGAGAAGTCAAAACTAACCGTGAGGGTGATGGGATAGGTCACAGCGCGATATTTCCAGTCGTGCGATACCAGCCTGATGTGCTGTAGCCAATGCTTGAGTAATCAATAATGGTGTCCACGATCTTCTTCTTGGTATCGTCTGAGAGATCGCCAGTACCGGTTACATTGATGTTGATGGTTGCCGGGGCTTGGACTGCTCCTCGACCGAATACATCATCCAGCACATCTTGGGTAATGCTAGGGGCAATAAAGCCAGACTGGCCCGGTACTGCCGATGGTACTAGCGGCATTTGTCCGGACACGGTTCCTTGGGTAGTGATGGATGCCACCGGTGCGCCAATGGAAGCCATGCCAGCGCGGATGCGTGCAAGACTGTCCTCCCATTCTTGGAATGGGTTGGCAAGCCGGAATGCGGCCAAGGCAGAAAGTTCACGCTGCGAGTCCTTGAGCCTGTTCGCAAGGAGTTCAGCCCTGTTGGCATTCTCATTGATAAGGGCTTGCTTGAGTTCCAAGCGCAGGATTTCATTCCGGTCTAGTGACTCATTCTTCAATGCCGCTGCAATGCTGATGCGCTCATCGTCAAAAAGTTCACCAGCCTCAAGAAGCTTGAGCTTATCCTGCTCGGCCTTCTTAGCATCGGCGGCTGCCTTCTTATCGGCTGCTGCTGCCTTGGCACGAGTCCGGGCGATCTTTTGGGCTGTCTTGTTTTCTTCCTCTAGGGCTTTGCGGCGCTCCCGGGCTGATGCCCTGATCTTGGCCGGATCGTCAATCTTCCTGAACTTCTCAAATAGTTCAAGCTGAGACTCAGCACCAAAGAAGTCTTGGCGTGTGAAGATCTCCTTGACGAAAGCAACCTGCCGCGAAGCAAATCGGAAAGCATCGCCAATGGCTTCGCCAGCTCTGACAATAAAGTTGATGGCATTCTGAACATCGCCACCAGCAAGCGCGGTGACTCCATCCACTAAGCCCTTGCCCACAGCCTCACCAGCGTTGGCAAACGCGACACGCAAGCCATTGATTTTGCCTTGGTAGGTATCTAACAGAGCCGCATTTTGGCCCCGGAATAAGCTGTTGAGCTTTTCTTGGATGACTGCAAAATCACCGGTAGCAAGTTCAGCCTTGGTCAATCCTGCATTGAGTCGTGAGAGGGTTGTGGTATTACCAGCATAGGCGCGAGATAAAGCTCGGCTGACCGTGACAACATCGGCTCCTGTGCCTGCGGCCACATCAAGAGCAAGGTTCAAGATTTCTTGGCTCTTGGCAAAGTCTCCGGTGGCCCGGCTGATTGTCTCGAAGGCTGGCCGAAGTTGATCGTCTAGCACTCGGCTGGTGCGCTCAAGGCTTGCGATGTAGTCCTCGGCTGCTAAAGCTGAGAAAGAAAGCCCAAGATTGTTGAGGGTTACATTGAGCCTGCGAGCCGCTGCTTCATCTTCGACAAATGCCTTGAAGGATCTGCGTAGAGTTTCGAATACAGCCACGCGGCGAGCAAGTACGCCCAATTGGCGTGTCAGGCTGTTGGTGCGAGCTGATAGGCCTTTCAAGCCCTTCTCGGTGTCGCGGATGCCTTTGTCTTTGAGTTGGCTGATGATATTGACAAATAAGCTGGTATCAATTGCCATTACGCTGCCAGATCCAATCTACGCTTGAACTCCATCGCTGCCTTCTCATAAGCCTTGACCACCAAAGGCATGATTCGATTCTGCTGCTCATACCATGCGGCAAACAGCAATCGGCCCTTGGTCTTTTCGCCCTTGCCATATTGCTTCAATGGGCCTACTTGGAAATTGGACAACTGACGGATAAAGTGCGCTCCTGCATCAGGGTTGTCGCTCATCGAGCGTTCAGATCCGTATAGACCTTTGCGCCCTGCGGTTTCAATGATGGCTCCTGCGGCAGACTTGTTGAGCAACCGGGCAAGGCTTACATATCCTGAGCGATTCTTGCGAGAGGCTGCCAGCGAGTAGGTTAGACCCTTGCGTACTTCCGACACATTGTAACTTGGGAAGGCTCTGGCCTTGCTTGTGCCTGACTTGCGCTCATAACCGGGGTAATTGAAATTGCGAAGGTCGTAGCTCATCTCGGGTGGCAGCTTTGCCTTGGCAGAATTGGTGACCGATGCAAGCAGGGGTCGGACTTCTTTCTGCATCCCCTTCATAAGCTCCGGGGCAAATTTTCTCAAGGCTTTCTGGATTTCAACGATGCCTTCGATTTCTACTGGCATTGTTGGCCTCCTTTGCCTTCTCCTTCATGTAGGCAATAATGGCCGTGAATAGGCGGTCATCCATTGCCAGCCACTCGCTTGGTTGGATTCCAGTCTCTACTGACAGTCTGGCTATCAGGTAGGTCATAGAATCCCGGTCTATTTTGGGTCTGAGTCCTCGACTACTTCAACGCTCTCAAGTGTGGCAACAAAGTCCTCACCAAAGGGCTTGACGGATACGCCGCTGCGCCGTAGGCCTTCCCAAGCCAGCCAATAGAGATCGCTCTGTTGCTCTCGCTCGCGGAAAGCCTTGAGAAATCCAATCTTGTGGAATTTCTCGAAAGCGAACTCCATGGCTGGTGTAATCTTGCATTCAGTTGTAGTACCGTCCGTTTGGACAATTTTTAGGCTCGCCATTTCTTACTCCTACCAGGTTCCGGTATCAGCCACCGTGACTGCGCCGTTGATGGTGAATGTTACATCCTGAGTGCTGAGATCGCCGGTTGCTCCGTTGATTGGGGTGAGGTTATTCACCAGAATGTCGAAGGTGTAAAGCTTGTTTCCATCAGCAACAACTGAGCTGGAATCTTGAATCATCTTGACCGCTGTGGTTGTGCCAAAGTTGGTGAGCAAGCTGTCGAGGATTTCCGAGCTTGCAGGGTCATTGAGGAATGAGAGGGTAAGGGTTCCGGTCTGAAGGCCACGGACATACTTGCGGCCGGTGTCTCCCATTGCGGTGACTTCTAGCTCCTCAAACGCGTAGTTGAGGGTTGCGGCGGTGACGAGATCGCTGAAATCGACAGTAGCAATCTTGACCCCGACCTTGTTATTCAGCGTGATCGCCATTTGATTCTTCCTTCTTCTTGGGCTTGCTTGCAGGTTGTGGTTTTTCGATCTGGCCTATCTTGACCAGAAATCTAGTGCGCTCATCCATTGCTAACTCCAACTCGATAGAATTGAGACTCGAACATCACACGCCAGGAAGTCACCGGATGCTGCGTTCATGACCGCTGGTGAGGATACCTCGCCTATGGTGTATTTGATGGTAGAAGCGGCAAGCTTGGAATACAGTTCAAGGATGTAATCCTCGATGCCGTTCAAGTTGCCTTGGTTGTCGAATAAAGGCTTTATAAGGGTAATCTTGAAGTGAGCCATGGGGGCAACGGTGATGTAATGGTCGTTGCTTGGCGTAATGTAAGGATCATCCGGACTGATTACACAGCTGTTGGCAATCGGCGTGGCCGGTGGAAAGGAGAACACAGACCACACCGATGCGCTGGTGAGCGCACTCGCCAGCGTTCCTCGTAGGGTAGTAATCGCGCTCATCCTACGAGTCCACCGGGATCTAAATAGTCTGCCAGAAGGCCACGGATTCTCGCCAAAAGAGTGTTCCCAAGTCGATATGGCGAAGGCTGGAAATCAGGACTTATTCCACCGGTTGATGACATTTGCCGGGCTTGCCATATATCAACAGCAATCATCATTGCTGCTTGACGAACCGGCTGGATTGTCGAGTAATCCACCTGACCTGCAACAACAATAGTGCCGTAAGGCACAACCGTGTGCTTTTCGACTGTGGTAATTTGGGCGTTCACAAAAGATAAAGAATAAGCGGTCAAAGCTGTGATGGTCTGAGATCCATTGAAATGAGGAGCGACATTCTCGACCGTGATGGTCTGACCGACATAAAAGCGATCGCTGACTGCTGTATCAAAATAAAGCGTTCCGGTCGTTCCTGTAGCCTCATGGGCAATTACATTGGTGCGGTTGAACCAAAGTTTTGACTTGATAATATCTTCGGCCGATTGGCAAACAGATTCGACGACTGCATCGGTGTAGAGGGTGCCAATGCCAAGGTTGGTGCGTAATTCGGCAACCGTTACATAAGTTGCTGGCATGTCTGACTCCCTTCTTGGGTGTGGGGGCTAGGCGAGCCGTCTAGCCCCCACGATTGACGGATTGGTTATGCAACCATCCACTTGTATGCGCCCTTGGCAACCTTGGTTGCAATTGCGCCGTAGCCGTAGAGGGCCACGCTGATCTGGCCGCTTGCGATGACATTGGATTCCAGACGGAAAGTTCCGGACTCATACCATGTGTAGGACTCTGGGTTGAGAACGATGATTGTGCCATCGCCAACGCCCGAGAGTGAGCGAGAGACATAAAGGTTCAATCCATGAACATTTCCGCGAATACCTGTTGGAGTGAGGTTAGCAGATGCGTTCTGTGGGTTGATGGTCTGGACATAAACCGGACGGTTTGAGCCATCGACCAAGCCCATGATTGCGCCCCATTGCTCTGGGCTTACGACTACATTGGTCGCGAAGCCGAGAGTTTCCTTGTAAATATCAACAGCTGCATCGCTGACGAAATCAAGGAGGTTTGCTGCCGACATGGTGCGATTTCCACCATCGGTTGCGGCTGCGCCAATGACCGTGCTTACGCGATCGTTGGTTGCCTTTGCATACGCGAACTGCATCTGGCGTGAAAGCTCTGCGAAGAACGCAGGGCTTGAGCGATCGAGAAGCTCAACCGAGAAGGTCTGCTGTCCTGCGAACTTCTGGACATTGACCGTAACGAAAGCAACATTCTGATCGGTTTCGGATGGCGTGCCAGCCTCAGAAGTGACTGCAACTGTTGGTGCTTGAGTAAGCTTTGGAATCTCAAAGCTCATTCCGGCATCTGGGAGAGTTCCGCGGCTGATTGCGTCAATGAATGGACGATCTGCGTTGGAGAGTGGGTTGATGACTTCGCTCAGCTGACGGGTTGGGATCAAGCCTGCGTTGTCGGTGGTATCTGCTGCTGCAGCAAGCCATTGACGAGCTGAATCGTCACCCATAGAAGCACGAACTGTGTTCTCAAGGTACGCGCCGGGTGTTACCTCGATGCGTGGCTTTGCATAAGCAACTGCAGCGGTGATTGTAGGACGAGAGGCCTCAACTGCAGGAGCATCTGCCTCAGGTGCTACGACTTCTGGGGTGTTCTCCACAGGAGCCTCGCTTTCGTTGTTGGTTGGTTGTTCAACTTCCTCGGATTCGGAAGCTGCTACCTCTAGCACCTCAGCCGACTTGAAGGCCGGGTTTGATACCAGAGAAACTTCTTCGAGCCTTGCGCTCAAAATTTCAAGGACAGATCCGACTTGGCGGCTGTCCAATACTTCGACACCTACTGAAAGACCAGAGCGAAGATCCTCGCTCGCTTCGATAAGTGCATCATTTCCACGACTTGTTGCCGATACCTTGAAGGTCGCATAAAGCGCACCATCATCGGCAGTAATCGCCTGGGCGCGACCGAGTGGCTTCTTGCCGTCATGCTCTAGAAGAAACTTGACCTTCTTTGGGTCATCCCATTTGACCGACCCGGCACGGAATTTGACCTTGCCGACATTGGTGAAACCGATCTCATTCTCAAATGGTAAAATCTTGCCAGAAATAAGTCTGCGGCCTTCATCGGCTTGAATCTCGCTTGCTTGGAGAGTTATCTTCATGATGTTCCGTTCGGTGATAGATCTTCCATTTCCTGAGCCTGCTCAACTGTGATGAGGCCGATGGAAATCATTTTTTCAATTGCTGCAAGTCGGGTCAAAGTATCTGCTCGGAGGAATGTCTCATCAACAGCAAATCGGACATAATTCTGAGAGTTGGTCACATCATCCATGCTCAAGCGTGTCTCAATCGCGGTGATGTAAGGCTGGAGGGCAAGGCTGATGAGTTGCTTGCGCTCATCTTGAACATTTGCGTAAGTCATCGAGTTGTTCTCATCGGCTGAAAGATAATATGCCGGGATGTTGCAAAGTCGAGCGATCTGGGTAGTGACCGACTGAATGAGATCCGCATAACCCATATCTTTGGGTGAGAATGCAGTCGGCATGTATTCCAAGGTGCTCGTGAGATATGCAGTCGCGCCTTTATTGCGAGCCGCTTTCCATTGAGCCAGCAATGCGGAAACTTCCGACTCGCTAAGATCTGCTCCGGTATTTTTCAACACTCCGGAAGGAATTGGAGCTACTGCTGCGCGATGCGCTGCATTCTGTAATTCATAAGCTTGACGGATAATGGTTGCGCCGGTGTTGAGGATGCCTTCGCTAAGTGCTTGGAATGTAATCAATGATCCAAGACCGGTCATTGGTACTGGCTTACCATCCACATAATACTGCGTGACGAAATCACCATCCGGTGATACTTGCTGAGTTACTTTGGTTGGTGCAATCCAGTTGAATCGCGCAGGTCGGCCATCATCGGCATAAAGCTCGGTAACTTGCCAATAAGCCACGCCATAAAACAGCAATGAATCTACTGTGTAGGCAAGCGTTACCGATCGTGGCTGGTGAATCGAAGGTTGCTCAAGCCACTTTGGTGATGCCAATTCCTCATGGGTTGATTTGCGATAAAGCTCGATTGGAATACTTGCAATCGTTCCAGCGATGAGATTTCGCGATCTGACGATTGCTGGAAGTGACATCGCAACATCTCGGCTGACCTTAGTGATGAGTTGAGTGTTGAAATATCCAAAGTCATCCCCCATGACCAAAGGGGCATATTGGGCCTTGACCTCAGATGAAGTTTTCGGTGCTTGAATGAGGAAGCGATCCCAAAATGCCATAGCCTAAAGGATACCACACATTTCGGACAATTCAGGCAAAGATTGCTGGCTTCGACACAGGCTTCACAAGCTGATGCACCACCATGGCCAGAGCAATCGCCGCAGAGACATCCCCCGCGGATTTCCTGCGGACGATTCGCCAGCCAGCATCAGACAACTTTGCTCCGCAGTTGTTCATGCTACTGACCAGCTCGCTCTGACCATTGTGCGCTATTCGATTGTTTACTATTGCCTCAAGCAAATCTCCACACGCTGTGTAGAAGATTTGCCCGGACATGTCCACGACCTTACAACCAGATTGTTGTAGCCGAGAGGCGATACTGGCGGTCGCGTACTTGTCGTAGCAAAGCATAGTGGGTCGGTACTGATCCCACCAGCCCTTGATATCGGCAGCCATCTTTAGTTCATCAATAGCCACATCAGATTCCCATTGATGCATGATGCCTACGCCAATCTTGCCATCCGGCATCAACTGGGCGGCCACGAGGCTGGCCTTCTTCTTGGTCACAGCAATATCAATGCCAAAGACCGTGGTAGGCCCCGGGGCGAGCTGTAAATCCTGAACCGTGAGATCCTCAAAGGCTCGGTAAGGCCATGGGCTTGAGATTGCGTCCACCCACAGGCAAAGGTGCTCAGTCCGGGCATCTTCGGGCTTGGCGGTCTTGATGTACTCCTGAATTGTCTCCAGTTTGGTCGTATAACCGATTGCCGGGTTGGCTTGGAGGATTTGCTCAACATCGGTGAGCTTGCAGAATGGTTCAGCCGAATACTCCCACCAACCAAGGCTCTTGGGTGGGTAACTGAGGGCAGTCTCACGCAGGCCGTTGAGGACTTCGCTGAAAGCATCACCGGCATTGGAGCAAGTCAGGAGGACACCGTTGGTGGCGGTGGTGGTTGGCCGGATAGCGGCCCAAGCCTCCCGGGTGATCTCACGAAGCTCATCCACGAAAATTAGGTGGGCAGTCTTGCCGCGGACTCCATCTCGAGTGGCGGCTGCGATCTCATACATCGACCCATCGAGCAAGGTGACCGATTCCTGACCGTTCGCATATCGAATTTGCTTGACCATAGCCATCAGCTCTGGGTTGTTTTCGATGACCGAGACAACCTGACGGAAGGTATCAATGGCCATGTTGCGATTGGAGGATAAGCCGATCACCCTGCTCTTGCGTGGCTCAACGAAAAGCTCATAGAGGATGCGCATACGCGCTAGGTGGCTCTTTCCTTGCTGGCGCGCCACCATGAGGCCTTGAGTTGTTATTTTGTATTCGCCGTTGCGATCTACGACCATCATGCGCTCGCTCACATACTTTTGCCATGGCAATAGCGGATCTGAATACTTGGCTACCCAGTCAGCAAAGGCTTTGCCCTTGGATGCGCCCTTGATCTTGGGTGTTTCGAGTCTGGGCTTTGTCCGCCCCTTAGCGGATGCCATTCTCAACCGCCCCCCGAGTGATCTGGACTATTTCCCGACTGAAAGGGTGAGTCTGCCATTGGCTTGGACTGAGTATGTCCGTTTTGCACCGGTTTGGACTGTTTCGCGGAGAGATTGCGTGG